CCCGTCGCTGATGCTATTTTCCAGTCCGGCCAATTCGAAGCACTGCGGACAGATTTTATTTCCGGCAGACTGCACGCCGGTGTCTCTTGTGCCACGACCGCACACCTTGCACTTGAACACCGAGGAGCCACGATAAAATTTTTTGATTGCCATTGCCATCTCCTTCATCGAGAGCAAAAGTGCTCTGTGATACGCAGGACCGTTTCCTGCGCACCACACAGCGTCTTACTCCTACGCTGCTTTCTTCGAGGACTCAATGCGCTTCACGGCCTTCAGAGCCTTGAGGCGATTCAGGTGGACATGCGTTTGCGTCAGCGGATTCTGGTCCGTGACCTTCTTCAGTCCGAGCTTCACGGCCACGGCCGCGATTTCCGCCACGGTGCCCTTCTTCGCTTTCTTCACCGCGTCCAGCACCACGCTCTGAATCCCGGCCTGCACCTTGTCGGTCATCTTCACGAATGCGAAGGACGCGAACGTGCCACGATTCGACTTGACGCTCTTGTTTGATTTCATTGTGCTATCTCCACCATCACCGTTGTTAGAAATCCTGAATGGCCTTGGAACCATACGACTGCGGAATGCAGCCGGGGATTTACAACGCAGAGATGCGTTGTCCTCATCAGAGCACGTCGGGCGTCAGGCCGAAGCCAGCCATCATCAATTCGATTTCCATCAGGGTGAGTGTCGTTTCAAATACGGTCATTTCGTTTTGGCCTTGGAACCAATCACGGCAAAAGGCCGTGAGGGATTTACAGGAGCGTGCTAGGCTCCTGTCCTCATCTCATATCCAACGCTGCTTGACTTCTTTCTGCCAGCGCATTGCGCGCGACGCATTCGATTTCAGCCTCGACATTGGATACTGAAGGCGACCAGCCATTGGTGGGATTGTCTCCAGTGCTTGCGTGTCCCGCAGGACAGGAAGGATTTAGGTGCCTTCCTTAGAACGCTTTTCTGGAAGCCGGTCGCTATTTTGTTGAGAAAGAAAGCTCGCTGTGGGGAAGACCTGAAGGGGATTACCACATTAGCACTTGGCCGCTTGGGCTCTAGGCTGTGTACCCTTCCTACCGCTCTCCCACCCGAGGACTCTATTATCCCTCTCTGCAGGGTAGAAAGGGAAGAACGAAGCGTGCGGATTTGGCCGACTTCCGGATTTAATACGTCCATATTTGCACCAGAAAATGCGAAGTACGAAATTGCTAGATATTCCGGATGGCATGCCAGGGCAAAATCCGTGGGTTAGGAGGAGCCCGGTGCGTACCAGGTACGATAACCCCCTCCCTTTGAGGTGCTACTTTCTGTCCCTTCTGGTGGAGTTACAGCCGTATCAATTCTCTCAATCGCTCCTCTGCGGCCGATAGGTCCATATGATGCCACTCGCGATCTTCCAACACGGCCACGGCTTCGCTGGCCCACAGGCCGCCACGCTCTGCCAGCCGTTCAATCGTTTGATAATGATTCTCTCTCGCTTGTCGCGCATGCTTCGAAATCGTGGACCACGGAATCTCCGTGATCGTACCGCGATAACTTCCAGAGCCCGACATGATGGGAAACATTTTTACACGAGCGTCAGGCATCGGCGTGGCCTCCTCTTGAGAAACTTTTTGATCGTATCCTCCGTCCCTCCGGTTCGGTCCTCTGCTACGGCTGCCACCAGATACGAAGCGTCGTCGGCTACTTTCTCGTTGCGCACGAAGGGTGCCGCCTGTCCGTAGCGTTTCCAATCTGGATAATGAACGACGAGCGTGAGCCCATATTTCTTTGCGAGGAGAGGAGCCAACCGGTCCGCACCTTTCGGACAACCACCGGACACGATGGCCGTAATCTTGTTCCGATAGCGGAGCATCAAGACTTCCACGGCTCGTATGACTTCTCGATGTGAGTCCAGATCATCGCGACGTCTCGAGCCAACCACGCCGATAGTCAATCGCATACGATTTTTCCTTCGGCCTTGATGGTGATTTTGGTTCCTGGCTGCAACGTGTTCGCGGGAATCCTGGCGATCGGGCCTTCGTCCCAGAAAAAATCTCCGTCGATGACCACGATGTTCCGGCGGTGATGCAGGTCCCATAAGTGCGTGCGCTGTTTTTCCGTGCCTTCAAACATAGCCTTTGCTTCACCAGCCGAAAGTTCCCGATAGCGTCGGCCATCTCGTTCGAGTACCCGAAGGTAGGATTCATTTTCCATCGCGATTGCGCATCCTTTCTGTAAAGTATGCTTCGCACTCCTCGAACGAGGCATACCCAGGCTCATCGAAAAAGACAAATGTGAACGCGTTGGTGGACGCGCGATCGAGCACCCAGACGCCGTCCTTGTTTTTCTTCATGGGAAAGGTTCGAGGTGGAATTTGAATGGGGTTGTCACGTTCGAAGAACATAGCCCACCCTCAGGACATGAACCGTACAGCGGAGTACGGTGCTGTAGTACGACCAGCGACGGGTCCCCGTAACAGATTGAATCGGGATTGAAACCAGTCGGTATTCGAGGAGCCGGAGAGCTTCATCACCATGCCCATCGCGCCACTCGGCTTCAATCCACGGGCCTCTCTCCAGTGGCGACAGTGCCAGGGCAAACGCATCCGACCGAAAATTTATACCCATCCGCGTCCCTTTCGTGTCTGCACCTTGATGCCTGGAATGCCAGAAGGTTTAAACCGCTCATCCGGAGTGGAGTAGCCGTTCTCTTGATTGAATCCCATGATGACGGGATCGCCAACGCTATTGGCTATCTGTCGAATCATCGGCCATGTCCGGTCCACATGTTCGCAGACCGGAATTGGTGTCTTGGTATTTCGAATGAGGATCTCTTTCACGCGGCCGCATTCGGGACACTTGAAGTCGTACAGCGGCATCAGCGTTGTCCCTCGAAAAAGAGTTCGCCACGCTTCAATCCTGGAATCAATCGTACTTCTCCGTCCCAGGCCGATGACGAATCGAAGGTGGGCGTGTGCACCTCGATCTTCGTGCAGATGCCTATGCAGAAAAAGGCGCCATCCTCCGGTCGCCGCATGTACACCTCTGGCGCATTCATGAAGGCGAGCGTCGGGTCGAGTTCCGGTTGCGGATGTCCGAGCACGAGTGCGTGTTGAGGAATCAAGGCTTCGGATTCCGCCGGCGTCGCTAAGCGCACGAGAGCTTGCGAGCCTGCGACGGAGAGGAGCGTGCCACGAAGAAAGGTGCGTCGGTTCATAAATCAAACTCCACTTTGACTCCAGCCAGTTCATATTTCGAGAGCGCATCGCCGTGCGTGGTGCTTTCGATCATCGTAAATCGAACGCCTTTAGGACAGACACCCGTGCGATAAGTGAAGTCCCGGAGGAGCGGCCGTGCAGCAGCCAGGAGACCCTTTTTCAGGACATGGAGATGATCCGAGAAGAGGGGATGCACCAGCGTTTCCATGTCATTGTTCCTTTCGTAAGCGGGCATGCCAGCCGTCAAGGTGAGACATCTTGGAGATCTGCCGTTCCTGCATAGCGCGACGATCCAGCCGGAGGTTGATGCAGACCAATTCCGCGGTGGCCAGCACATCCGCGATTTCCTTTTCCAGTTCTCCGCGATTCGGTAGCATGGTAACCGGCTCGACTTCTCCGATGCCTTGGATGAGACAGCGAGCGGCCATGTGTGAGCATTCGGACAACTCCTCAATAAACTTTCCGAGGAGAGCCAGAAGCACCGGGTCGGTTTCCGGATTCCAGGGTGGGCAATCAAAGCTCATGGCAATCCCTCGCTCACGTATTCGAACTTTTTCTCAAAGGCCGCTCGTTCGAGACAGCAATGACGCACGGTGCCTGTCCAGTCAGGCTCGATTCGGAGCGGCACGTAGACCACGAACTCTTCTCCGGTCGTGTGGTGTCGGCAGAGGCAATCGAATTCATAGAGTTGTCCGACGCCGGTGCGCCCTTCGACTTTTCGATAGACGCCCGTATTCATAAGGGATCCTTTCGTGGGCGTGTGGAGAGGAAGAGGAGCACGGCCATGGCCAGGATAATCGCCAAGCCCACGGTCCATGCAGGAATTGTCACGGTGTCTATCCATTCCATCCATTCTCGGATCATGTGTCGCTCCTGGTCAGCATGCGATTGGCAATGCCGTCAATCGTGGTGGCGATCGTGTTCGGGATATCAAAGCCGAAGGCCGTCCCGTTGCGAATCTTCTCTGCGTACATGCGCAGCCATGCCGCATCACGGATCGGTCCGTCGGTGGTAGTCATATAGAGAACGAGATCCGAGGGTGCGATCGGCTCTCCGCATTCCGGACAGGGTGTGGTCGGTAGTCCTTTCTCCGTGAGCTCCTGTCGCAAGGCCGCATGATCGAGTGGACAGAGCCGAACCTCTGCGTAGGCCGTCTCCGGTTTGAATGGGCAGTGCTGGTTGATGGCCTTGATGATGTATTCAATCGCTCGATCGTAGGGCGTGTTATCATCGATATCGTTCTCGATCGCTTCGGCCACTACGCGAACCCAGTCGGTGCCGATGGTCATTTCTTCTTCTCCTTCAGTTGCTGAAAGCGATGTCCCACTGTTCTGAGTTCTACCGGTGGGATACGAATGGGCATGAAACAATCTTTCTCCGTAGCACCACTCTTCACGTAGGTCCAGAGCGGAAAGGCGAGTGGTGGCTCAATTTTCGTGAGCCATCCCTGGAGATCTTTCAGTGAATCGAATCGCTCATGGAGAAAGTAGTAGTCACCGTTCTCCCGAAAGCCGTAGAGTCCCCATTGCTCGTAGGCAGGCTTGGAGATGGATGAGGCAGACAGAGGCACGGGTGTGGAGGGAGGATCCGGTTTGGTTCGAGGTGGCGATCCTTTCTCTTTGTAGTAGCGAGCCATCGCCACGCGAACTTTCTCGTGCCGTGTTCGCATACCTGAGGCAATGGCTGCTCGTTCCTGTCGTGTATGCTTATAGCCTTTTTTTCTTGGCATTGTGTTGACATTCAGGGCAGTATTTTCGATGACATTTAGGGCAACGGAGTCGAAGAGATCGGCGGTGCCAACATGGACGAACGTTTCCTCTCAGGAGAGGGTGCGTGCAGGGTCGTATACTTGCTCGGCTCTTTCGGAGATATGGCCTGATCGGCCGTTGTTGAACGGGCCACGGTCCGTGCTCCCGATCCAGTCGCCGTTCTTCTTCGGCCCACTCTCTCATGAGTTGTCGATCTTGTTGTCGGATAACGTCCGCTTGGTGTTGTCGCTGTTGTTCCTGTTTCTCTTCACGTCGTAGGCGATTACGTTGCCGTGCTTCTTTCGACCATCGTTTCGATTTTTGTGATGGGCGATACTTCAGACCAGTATGGCCACGGCTGATCGCGCGACGATGCGCGGCCGTTTGTTGATAACCTTTCTTCGGCATAGGTTTGGTTCGTGTGCTCCTCTCGGCTCTCTCGCAGAGCGGAGAGATTATCGGGTTAACTAGGTTAACGAGCAAGAACTTTGTTGCGGCCAGAGAGCGGTCGGGTTTCGGCCTGGAGGAACGTGGAGTTGGAGCCCGGTTTATATGGATGAATTGCGTAAGAGAGGGAATTCACGTCAGACTTATCCCCCCTGTGTCTATCCTTGCTGTTCAAAATTCTGTTGGAAAAAAAAGATCACAAACATAACCTTAAACGAGTCATCTTCATAGGGGAAATGCGGAAGAAGGAGCCGAGGAGCGGTGCTCTATGGGCCTACCCTACCCTCTCCAAACAGATAGTGAATTGCCCGAAACAACGATTTCTTCATATAAACATGGGATGGACGTGGGGTTCGTGCAAAAGCCGTTCCCTCTGAGGAGGAAGGGCCATAGTTAGTCGCAGAAAGACCACCCTCAGTCAGATAAACGGCATTCGAAATTGCATTTACACGCACCATTCATGGGCGATTCAGTGCTGAAATCACCAATAAACGCCGCATGAAATGCAATTCAATCGTGGAAAACGCAGAAACGTGGATTTTATGCACCATTTATTGGTGATTCGCACTCCAGAAAAACGTGGAGTAACGGTGCGATGAAAAAACGAGCAAAGATTGAGTTCGTACGCCCTGCAGGAAGAACCGTTCCTCGCTGCGACACGAAAAAATTCGGTGTCAGCTGCATCAAGAAGGAGAATCATCAAGGCCCGCACCGGTTTTCGGCCAGAAAAGCTGATGCGATGCAGGAACGAGCAGGAAAAAAGCGGAAAGTTCCCCTCATCGCGAAACTCGATTGTTTGGCAATGGTAGAGGATCCGATATACCGGGCTCGTTTACTGGAGGACCTACGGGTTCGAGATATCCGACCCGCCGTAGAATGTATGCTCTGGTATTATGCGAAGGGTAAGCCCAAGGAAATGGTCGAACATTCAGGTACCCTCTCGCTGCAGGAGGAGCTATCAGCGTTATCGACAGAGGAGCTACGAGCCAGAGCACTCGACATCGCCGCTATGCTGAGCACCACACCAGACAAGCACATCCACTAGAGGAGGAGAGGACATGGCAAGCTATCCGTGCTATCGCTACAGCAGAGAGGGACAGGCCGTCCGCGTAGAGAATGAGCAGGAAGATCGCGCACTCAAAGGCGAATGGTTCGATCATCTCAACATCGAGAAGGACGAAACCGATTCGCGATTCGCGGATGACCAGGATGTGGACCGAATGCTCGAAGAGGAAGATGACATCGAGGTGCATGGCAAGAAAAAGAAGCACGCGAAAAAATAAATTCGCGAGGGGGGTGCCCCCTTAATGAATTCGCATTTAGTGCGGGATCCACACGTAGCACTCAATTCAATTTCTGTTTCGGTATCACCCAATGATCGCTGAACGTCGTACCATCACCGCGACACGCATCCTGCTCGTGCAGGAGCAACAGAAGAACGTGCATGTCTGGCTCCGGAACATCGGCCCGAACGAGGTGGCCATCGGCGGACCCACCGTCACGTTTGCGACCGGGTTCATGCTGCAGAAGAACTCGGTGGATCCCTGGCTCGAGATGCACATCTTGCCGGTGCTCACGCCCATCTCGCAATTGTGGGCCGTGTGCGATACCGGCAAGACAAGCATCATGCAACTCCTCCTCCTCGAATAACCCATCATGCTGAAAGGATTCCCTCATGGCCGGACTACTCGTGCTCTTCCTGACGCTCGCACTGATCGGGTTCATCTGCTATCTGATCCTGACGTACATCCCGATGCCGGAACCGTTCAAGCAAATCCTGACGGTGGGCATGATCATCGCCCTGATCATCTGGCTGATCGGCACGCTGACGGGCTCCATTCCCCTGCCAAGCCTGCAGATCCGATAACCATAACGAGAAGAATCGCACGGGAAATTCGCTATTTCGCATCCCTGGCAGCCAGAGCGGAGAGCCGAGAGGAGATCCGTCGCGCGCATCAGCGCATCAAGGACCGGGAAATGACATTGCGAAAAATTCAAAATGGCCAGGATTGAAATCGACGGCCCATCGAAAGAACGCGGTGCCGCTCTCCGCATCAACGGCCATGACACGCCGGATCTCATGGACTTCTCCCTGCACTTCGCCGTAGATGATCTCGTACGCTGCAACCTCTCCGTGCTGGCATCCGATGATCTGCATTTCTCCGGCGATGCGGATCTGCATGTGACCATTCAGGCCATGCCGGGATTCCGCCTGATCGAAACAAGGAATGCCGGCATCAAAACGTATACCTGCGAGCCAGAGCCTACCTCTACGGAGAAGAGAGGAGAGGGATCCCCAATCGCGCGCGCGGAAGAGAAAGAAACGTCGTTCGCTCGCTTCGTGCTGTGTTGGTGTGGTTTTCACAAATGGCGGATCGGCCGCATCGGCGAATTTCCGCAAGGCCAAATCGGCTGTATCTGCGGCGCACGGAAACCCTTTTCCCTTTTTAAGTAAATGCCCGCATCTGCGCTCCTCTCGCAGCATCGTGATCCGGTTCGAGAGCTTGCGGCCATACAAGCCGAACTTGCACGCCGGACCTATCTGCGGGATGGGCCCGGTTGGATCCGCAACGTTCTCAAAGAGCATCTCTGGTCGAAACAAGTCGAGATCATGGAGTCCGTGCGGGATAACCGGAAAACGGCCGTTCCGAGTTGCCACGGATCCGGGAAATCTTTTCTCGCAGCCAGAATCGGAGCCCACTGGCTGTGCAATCATCCGGTGGGTGAAGCCTTTGTCGTGACCTCAGCACCCACAGGCAGACAGGTCCGTAACATTCTCTGGAGGGAGATCAATCGCGCGCACGGGAAAGCCTCTCTCATGGGCCGCACGAATCAAACGGAATGGTTCATGCAGATGGCCAACGGTAAAGAGGAGTTGGTCGCCTTCGGGATGAAACCGGATGATCTCGATCCAGCCGCGTTCCAGGGTATCCATGCGCGCTACGTGCTCGTGATCTTTGATGAGGCCGGAGGCATCAACGCCACGCCCCTCTGGGAAGCGGCCGATTCCCTTATTGCGAATGATGATTCCAGATTCCTGGCCATCGGAAACCCAGACGATCCCGAAACGGAGTTCAAACGCATCTGCGATCCGGGATCCGGCTGGAATGTGATTCCGATTTCCGCGTTCGACACGCCGAACTTTACCAAAGAAGCCGTACCGGATCGACTGCGACCGCTCCTGGTCGGCAAGATGTGGGTGGACGAGAAGAAACGGAAATGGGGAGAAGAGAATCCGTTCTGGATTAGCAAAGTGCTGGGCCAATTCCCTGGCACGACCGTGGGCGGATTGATTCCCATCAAATGGATTCGGGCGGCGCAACTCCGCGATCTGCCTCCGGCTCTCCCGCATGAGTTCGGCCTGGACGTGGGCGGTGGCAGCAATAATAGCACCTACTGCGAACGGCAAGGCCCGCACTACCGGATTATTCAACGCGACCAGAATCCGGACACCATGGAAACGTGCGGGACGCTCCTCGCCTTTATCAACACCCGCAAGCAACTGATGCCCGAAGCGCCGATTACGAAAGCGAAGGTGGACGAGATTGGTATCGGACGCGGGGTGGTGAACCGTGCGCAAGAACAGAAAATTAAATGCGTCGTGGGCGTCAATGTGTCGCGACCGGCGAAGGACAAGGAACATTTCGCGAATGTCAGAGCCGAAGGGTACTGGGCACTCCGCGAAACGTTCCAATCCGGTAACATTGACATTGATGAACACGATGACGACTTGGCGGCACAACTCGTAGATCTCCGCTACAAGCGGAACTCTCGCGGCCAGATTCAAATGGAATCCAAGGATGACATCAAGCGACGGAACAAGCCGTCACCGGATGATGCCGACTCGTTGATGCTGGCATCCCTGGAATTTCTTGGTGGCGTATCCGAAGTTCGGGTGCGGGATGCCTCATGGGGATAAGCTCCTCGAAGAGATTCAACGGCTCTATCACGAAGAGATGCCGGCGGTAAAAATCATCGGGAGACACCGGAGTACAAAGCGTTGATCAAACGGATTCGCGCCTTGGTAGAGGAGTGGAAGAAGATTCACGGGGATGAGGACCGATGACCCTCATTCGTAAGAGTGTCTCGATTCTGAAAGCCTGTGAACTCACCGGTGTGTCGAGGAGAACGATTTACAACTGGCTCTCCTCCGGCAAGCTCGAATACGTACGCACGGCTGGTGGCTCCGTGCGGATTTTCATGGACACGCTTTGGCGCACCGGGAATGTGATTGTGCAGTCCACTGATACTGAGGAGAAAGAGAAAGAGAAAGAGGAGCCGTGAACGTACCGGATCGACTGGGACCGTTCGATTTTCCGGCGACACAGGGCATCCGCTTGACGAATGCCTCGAATGCGCCGAACGGTGTCCCGCCACGGCTCTACTCTTACTGGTCGGTCATCAACAACCACGAAGGATCGGACCGGATGTTCGTGCTCGTAGGCCGCAAGGGTCAACGACCGATGATCCTGGCTGTTGACAAGCGTACGCTCTCGGTTTCCCTTCATCGGGAACTGCCGATGGAGGGAGAAGCGGAAGGATGGTATTTCAGCGACACCAATCCCTCGATGCTTTACTACATTCAGGGCAATGAACTTCGCACCTTCGATATCACAACCGGTCAATCCGAAAATGTTTTCACGCTACATCCAGATCACGGCTCCTTCATCAAACAGGCCCACAGCAGCCGCACCGATCGCGTGCATTCGGCCACGGTACAGGATGCCGACTACAAAGCTATCGGCTCCGTGGTAGATGACGGCCAGAAGCAGGAGTTTTTCCGCTCCTCCGGCGTCGTGGATGAATGTCAGATTGATAAAAGTGGCTATCATCTGGTTGTGCAAGAACGCGTGAACGGGGATTCCCGAAATCTCTTTATCGATCTGGCCCAAGGCGATAATCGTATCGTCAGCAATAAAGAGGGTGCCTTAGGGCACTGCGACGTGGGCGACAAGATCGTGATCGGAGAAGATGACGAGCACGAGCCCGGTGCGCTGGTCAAATGGAATCTCGAGGTGTGGGGACAACGCGAATTGATTTGGCAGGCTCCGGAATGGGGACCAGGGATGGGCCATGTGGCCTGTCGGGATCGCGCGGATCTCGCCTTACTGAGTTCGAATTGGAGTGGTGAACTTCTGGCTCTCTCGATCAGTGATGCGCATCCGCCACGGGTGATTGCTCCGGGTCTCATGGCCTTGATACCAGAAGATGCGTCCGACGATGAAAAATACAACGGACAACTGCGAGCGTGCGTGGACCCGACCGGAGAGTGGGCATGTTGGTTCACGAACTTCGGCGTGAGGAACGGCCGATGCGATCTCCTTATGGCGCGCATCGGATCCGAGAGCACAATCCCGAATCCAAAACCAAAACCCAAACCGGAACCTGGAGGTTCAATGAAACCGTTAGCAATCTCTACGAATGCCGCGTTCAAGGAAGTGCGATTGAAACCGGACGAGGGTGATGAGGTTGTTGGTGTGCCCGGGACGTTCGACGATCGGCCCGCGCATCTGATCCCGCTTGCTGATTCATTAGTCTCTGGGCACGGAGCAGAGCTGACGTTGGTGTGGGACGACGGCGTCACACTGGTGCAGCACGGCTTTCTGGATACGAAGAGTAATCCTCCTCGATTTTCACCGGACATCTTCACGAAGCCGACAGGTTTTTAGGTCGCCGTCGGACAGGGATCGTCCGCGCAGACGGCCGCGGATTCAGAGACGACACCGGACGGTTTTTTCCGCTCGGTGCCACGCTCTTTTGGGCGTTGCGAGGCTGGCGCACGGAACCGGATCGTGTGCGTCAGCAATGGGCGTATCTGCAAAAATACAAATACGATTTCAATCGCGTCCTCGGGGATGTCGCGTGGACCGGACTCGAAACCGATTCAACATGGCCGGGCTACCAGGAGTTGGCCGCGTCCATGGTAGATGCCTCGTACGATGAGTACGGCATTCGTACCCAGATCACGATTACTGGTGGCAGCAAGCGTGACCATTTGCGAACCACCGACATGTGGGTGGAAATCATCAAAGGCCGTGAGCACAAGTTTTTGTACGCGGAACCGGTCAACGAGCGGAACATCAAGGAACAGGATCTCATCGTGAAGATGGGACGCAAGCTCCTGGCCACCGGGCTCCTCGTGGCTCCTGGCTACGGCGACGATTACGGCGGTGTCATGAAAGAGTTGTTGGCCAAGGGTGCAGGTAATGCGGCATCGGTGCACCTCTCTCGAACGGCCAGTGATTTCGATTGGAGATTCGTCCGTCAGGGATGGGATGTCAAGGATTACAAGTGGCCCACCTCTCTCGGTGAAGGGAAGGGTCCCCTATCGAGCGTCTCGAGTTGTAGTGATCCGCTCCGGTTGGCCATGTCCAGAGCCGTGGGCATTCTCTGCGGTGGAGGATCCTTTATCCTACATAACGGAGCCGGCATCTACGGTGTTCCGAAAGAGGGATCCACCGGATTCCGTCCGGCGAACCTCTGGGAAACACCGGGCATCGATGCGATCATGACGGCCGTTCGAGATATCGATTCCATTCTCCCAGAAGGCGTGGAGGATTGGACGCGATCGAACGATGCATGGGCTACTCCTCCGCATCCGCTTCGGAATCACGAGTTCTGGGAAGGGAAAGAAGGACGCGGACTGAATAAGAATTACGCGGCCAGTAGCCCGGATGGCCGAACTTTTCTGACAGCACCATCTGGCGTACTGAAAGAAGGAAAGGTGACCGCACGGAATGCCTGTCGCGTGGCCGTGTACAATCCCCTCACTCCCAAGGCACCCGTCGAGATACGGGATCTCGGTGCGGGAGAAGTCTTGACGATGGTCGGAGACCCGGAAGCTAATGCCGCCTATCTGATTAACGGCATTCGACTATAGGCAGAGAACCTAATGGAGGAATCAAGATGAAACGAATTGCTCTCGTTGTGGCGTTGCTGTTTGTGCTACCCTCGTGTGCCTCGAAAGCTCCAGCGTCGCTTACGCCAGCGGGCGTCATCGTGTGGCAAGCCAACGAAGTGACCGTTGGACTCGGCACGTTGCAACATGTGGCGATCGGGCTCAACGAAGTGCAGGTGTGTGAGCCGTTGCCATGCCATCCGCTTCTGAGCACGAACAACACCGGCATCGTCGTGGATGCTGTAACGGACGGTCTCACGGCACTCAAGAAAGTACCCGAAGGATGGCGAGCTACGGGACTTGAAGCCATTCAGAGAATCGAAGCACGACTCGATGCGGCCGGGAAAACGAAACTGTCCGCGTACTTGGCTGCTGCACGGACGGTGGTCGAAAATCTCAAGTAGCAGAGGAGCATCATCATGGATCAGGTTATCCTTCAACTGTTTGCGATCTTCGGGCCCACCGTGGCCGCGATCATCCAACGTCTCATGGCCCGGAACGGCGGCAAGATGCCGACGTACGACGAGATGGTTACCGAGTTCATGGGCAACGCCGACAAGTACCTTGAAGAAGGTGCGAAGTGGAAGGCATCACATCCACGGTAGAATGGTATCAGAAGCACGGTTGCGATCATGCTCACTGTCCGTTCGACTGCGAGCATCCGCAACCGATCCTTCTGTCTGACGGACGGCTCGTATGCGGTCGGTGCGCGATACTCGATCACGTGATCTCAGAGATGATCCCCTGTACACCGGACATTTGCTCATGAGACCATCGTTCTATCAACGGTATTGTTGGAATTGTGATACCGAACTGTTCTATGGCCGGATATGCTGGCCATGCGTGCGGGCGATCCTCCTCACGGTGGTGGCCATGGGATTTATCACGTGGATCGTAACGGGGTTATTCTGCTAATGGAACCGAAACATTTCGACGACGAGGATCGCGACTTTCTTCCAGAGCACCAATACGTGGTGCTGGCGAAAAACCAAAAGCCGAAGTACCGAGAGTTACCGGTGGTTCGCTTCATGCAGGGACCGGAGTATCGGGTGATTTCCAGGTGGTCACTTACACCAGAGGAGAGAGCCCGCATCGCAGCCGGAGAAGATCTCTACTTGGAGCAACTCACGTTCGGGAATCTCTTCCAACCGATCCTGCCCACCGTGGGCCTCCGCGATTTCTGTCCGAAGGATACATAGGAGGACGTATGTATTTGCGAGTGTACGAATATCGCCGTCGGTGGTTCTGGAAACTGATCGACAAAAGGGATCGTATCGTGGCGAAGTCTCCCAAAGGCTACCGAACCTTCTCGTTGGCCAGGGACTACGCCCGCTTCACCATGCAGGGACTGCAAAACTGTTTCGCGGAGTAACGAATGCCCGTTAACACTGAGCGTAAAGATTTCGCAGACATGAAGGTGAAGTGGGCACGACTTCGTGACTGCATCGGTGGACGGGATGCCATCTTGAAGGCTGGCGTGAAGTACGTGCCGCTACTTCCGGCCAAGGATCTTACGGAGAACGAAGATTATCGACGCCGTGGGAGCTTCTACAACGCCACCAAGCGAACGGTTGAAGGCATGATGGGGTCCATCTTCCAGGAAGCACCGGAGGTGGAATTTCCGGATGACATGAAACCGTATCTCGACGACATCACACTCGGAAACGTACCGTTTGAAATGTTTGCCCAGACGACCGGCAACGAAGTGATGCTCATCGGCCGGTTCGGTGTGCTCGTGGACATGTCCTCGGTTCCAGCGGTGGACAACCGGCCGTACTGCATCGGATACCGTGCGGAAGATATCGTCAACTGGAAAACCTCGAGACTCCAGGGAGCCGAAGTGTTGACGATGCTGGTGCTGAAGGAATCCATCGAACAGCCGGTGCCCAATGATCCGTTTGTCTGCGAGGTGATCGAGCAATACCGAGAACTCCGGCTGGTGGACAGCAAATGCGTTGTGCAGTTGTGGCGTCCGAAATCAACATCCGAAAAGCATGAGTTCGTTCGGTATGGTCCAGCGATGAATCTCTTTCGGAGAGGTGAAGCACTTCCGTTCATTCCCTTCATTTTTATTTGCGCGTCGAATGCAACACCGGCTCTGGAGGAGCCACCGCTCATCGATCTCGCGGATGTGAACCTCGGACACTGGCGCAACAGCGTGGATTACGAATATGGTCTGCACCTCGTGGCGCTGCCGACGCCATGGGTTGCCGGTGCGCGCAACTCCGGTGCGGACTCTGCTCCTCTGCCGATCGGTCCGAGTAAAGTATGGGAATTGGATATCCAGGGATCCGCCGGCATGCTGGAGTTCAGCGGTGAAGGACTCGGTGCGCTGGTCACGGCCATGAACGAGAAGAAGAAACAGATGGCCACTCTGGGAGCACGGCTCCTGGAGGATTCGGCGATCGTTCCTGAAACGGCATCAGCGGTAAGCATGCGCCATGCGGGTGAACATGCCTCGCTTCGAACCGTGGCGCAGTCCGTGGAATTGGGATTCACGTTGGTGCTTCGGATTGTGGCGTGGTGGCAGGGGACCGAAGCTCTCCCACAGGACACCGAAGTGGGCGTGGAACTCAATAAAGATTATCTGAATGTCAAAGCCTCACCGCAAGACATCCAGGCCGCGTTGGCCGCTCTCCAGGCCGAAGAGATCAGTTACGAAACATGGTGGAACATTTTGGTGACCGGTGGATGGGGTCGCGAAGTCATCGATGCGGATGCTGAAATGGAAGCCATCGACAAGAATCGGAAGGAACGCGAAAAGAAAACACCAAAGCCACAACCGCAACCGCCGATTCCACCACGCAAGCCAGGATACGTCGAGCCACCACCGGAGCCCGGAGTATGATCAAGCGCATCGGCCCGAATAAGTACGTGATCATGGATAAGGACGGAAAGAAAAAAATATCCAAACCCATGTCACGGAAACGGGCTCTCCGACAATTGAAATCTGCCAAGCCGAAGGTTGCGTAATGGCGAAATCAGATATGACCATAAAGATTCAGGTGGACACATCTGAATTGGATGAGGCTCTCCGAAAAGTGGATGAGCTTCTCCAGAAACAGAACCGGACGATGCCTGAAGTGGCTGCACTGGCAGCCGGAGCCGTGCTCGTCGGCACACCGAAGCGGCTCACGCGACGTTCTCTGTTTAGTTTGGGATTATTGAAATCGTAGGAGGAGGAGATGCCGAAGCTCGTAGCGGAAATGAAGATCTCGATGGACGAAGCTGGTCAGGTGCAGGTCGAGGGACCGTTGGACAACAAGATTCTGTTCTACGGCCTGTTGGAAGTCGCAAAAGAAACGTGCGTCGCGCATCATAAGAACAAAGAGCGGTTGGTGCAGCCGATTCCCGCATCGGCGATCCAACACTTTGGCGGACCCGGAAAAAATTAGCAACGAGAGAAAGGACAGTAGCCATGCCAGCACTTACACCGGTTGTGGACTCGCTTGACAAGGTGCCCGAATCGGCACGCACCTTCTACGAGCCAAAGGACGGAAAGTTTCACGTGATTCTCGATGCGGCTCCGGCCGGATTTGTTTCGGCTGCAGAATTGGCCACGGCCAATGGGAAGGTCGTGGAGTTTCGAGACAACAACATCAAGCTCGTGAAGGAAGTCGAGGAGTTGCGGCCACTCAAAGCGAAGGTGGGCGATCTCGATCTCGATGCGGCGAAAACCGCTGTCACGGAGTTGGCCGCACTCAAAGCCAAGGGTGTTACCAAGCCAGACGACATTTCGGCACAGATCACAGCAGCCGTGACGGCCGCTCAGAAACCGTTGCTCGATGAAGTGGCCAACATGAAAGCCTCATCGGCCGCAGACCGTAAGCGAGCGGATGACGCCACGATGCGATCAACGATCAGCG